GTAAAGCTTGATCTATAAAAGAAGAGGAAATAACAATGGGAAAGATGATTTTGATCACAACTGATAATGAGGTAAAAGAGCTGGAATATCCAGATGAGGGACTTAAATCATGGAAAAAGTTGAAAGAACACATCGGAAACAGATGTGAGCTAATTGAACATGTACAGCCCAAGAGATTATATACAGAGATCGGTGCAGGAATTGAGGTCAAAAATGTTCCGGGATCAAAGGTAAGCATGCTCGTTGATGAAGAATTTTATTTTCACTGTGACAAAACCAAATTAAATAAAATAGCTTCATGGCTGTATGAGACAGATCGCCATGGATACCCGATTCTTGGAAATGCTTTGATCATTGGAGAAAAGTATGGAAATGCAGGAATTGAGTTTTGTGAAATGTCAGAAGAACAGTTTAATATCGTGTTTCCTAAATTAGAAGAACTGGGAAAGAGGTTTAAAGATGCAGGAAATTGAGATCAGCAAAGGAATCAAACGGATCCAGTTCGATTCCTTTGATTCCTGGTTAAATGCAAGGCATGGGATTGGTGGATCTGATGCATCTGCAGTGTTAGGTCTTAGCCCTTATAAAACTAACGTTGATCTATACTTAGAAAAAATAGGACAGAGAGTACCTGCAGATATCTCCGGAGAAGATTATGTAAGGTATGGACATGATGCGGAGCCGTTGCTTAGATCGCTGTTTGCACTTGATCATCCAGAATACAAGGTTGAATACTTCGGAGATAACATGATCCGGAATGAAAAGTATCCATGGGCACATGCATCTTTGGATGGAGAACTAACCGATCAGGATGGTCGCAAAGGAATCTTAGAAATCAAGACAACTAATATCCTGCAAAGTATGCAACGTGAAAAATGGAGAGATCAGATTCCGGACAACTATTACATCCAGGTATTGCATTATCTGCTTGTCACAGAATATTCATTTGTGGAGTTGAGAGCACAGCTTAAATCAGTGTGGCAAGGGCAGATCCAGCTACAAACAAAAGATTATCATATTGAGCGATCAGATGTAGAAGAAGATATTGAGATATTAAAGCAGGCAGAAGAAGAGTTCTGGCAGAAAGTTTTAAAAAGACAGCAACCGAACTTGATTCTTCCAGAAATTTAAAAGGAGAAATTGTCATGAATCGATACGAAGAATATATGAAAGAGGTTCAGGAAAAGAAAAAAGAAAATCAGGCTATTGTAAATAAAATTGTGGAGATTTTAAAAGGCAATAACCTGACTGTTGAACATATTGAAGCCATCTTAAATATGACTCGTGAAGAGGTGATTAAAAAGGCGCACTTATAACAGAAATCAATAAAGGAGAAATACATGGAATTTAAGATATACAATCCGCAGGAAGAAGGATTCCTGAAAGAGATTGACTGGAACTATGAAGAGTTAAAAACAGAGATCCAGGGAAAAGCGAATGATTACATGAATCTGGTTTATACAGCAGATCAGGTAAAAGATGCCAAAAAAGATCGTGCAAATCTTAATAAATTTGTGGAAGCTTTAGAGAGCAAACGAAAAGAAATAAAAAAACAGATTACAGAACCATATTCAGCATTTGAGAAACAAGAGAAAGAACTGATTGGTATTGTTAATAAAGCAATTACAAATATTGATACGCAGATCAAAGGATATGAAGAAGCAACAAGACAGGAAAAACTTGAAAAGGTCAAAGAAATCTATGCAAAAACAATCGGTGGACTTGCTGATGTAGTAACGTTTGACAAAATTTTTAAAGAATCCTGGCTGAATGTATCAACAACGTTTAAATCGATCACAAAGGAAATCACAGAAATTCGTGACAAGGTTGACAATGATTTATTTGTGATCAATGCAGACACGAGTTCCTTTGCTTATGAGATGAAAGAAGAGTATCTAAAGAACTTTGATCTCACTGCAGCGATTAACAAAAAACAAAAATTAGAAGAGACAGCAAAGCAGAAAGCAATATATGAAGAACAACTAAAAGAGGAAGAGGAACAAAGAAAACAACGATCACAAGAAGAAGCAAAGAAGGTAGTATTTGCAGGTAAAAGCACAGAAAAGCCAGTAAAAGCACAGAAGCCAGTGAATACAGGAGAAAAAATATCAACGATCACATTCCGATGTACTGTAAAAGAACATAACTTTAAAGAAGTTAACGCAAGACTCAGTCTAGTACAAAAAGTATGTGAAGAATTTAAAATCATAGATCCAAAGGAGGAATTATAAAATGGCAGTTGGAAACAGTTTAGCAAACAGACAGCAGAAAACAGGATTAACGGCATATCTTACAAATGATGCTGTAAAAAATCAGATTAATAATGTAGTCGGTGGTAAAAACGGAGATCGTTTCATTGCTTCTATTGTATCTGCAGTACAGGTTAATTCAGATTTACAGGAATGTACAAATCCATCAATCTTAAGTGCTGCACTACTTGGAGAGTCTTTAAAACTCTCTCCATCACCACAGCTTGGACAGTATTACATGGTTCCATTCAGAAACAACAAAAAAGGATGTAAAGAAGCACAGTTTCAGCTTGGTTATAAAGGATACATTCAGTTAGCGATCCGCTCAGGACAGTACAAAAAACTAAACGTTCTGGCAATTAAGGATGGGGAATTGGTTCGATTTGATCCACTGAATGAAGAAATCGAAGTAAATCTGATCGATGATGAGGAAGTAAGGGAAGAAGCAAAGACGATCGGATACTATGCAATGTTTGAATATACAAACGGTTTCCGAAAAGCTATGTACTGGTCCAAAAAGAAAATGGAAGCACATGCATTAAAGTATTCCAAAGGGTATGCAGCAAAAAAAGGATATACATTCTGGGAGAAAGATTTTGATGGAATGGCTTATAAGACAATGCTTCGCCAGCTGATCAGTAAATGGGGAATCATGAGCATTGATATGCAGAATGCAATGGAATCTGATATGGCGGTGATCCATGAAGATGGAACAAAAGATTATGTAGATACAGTTTCAGAAGAAAATATTGTAGCAGATCAGGATCTGCAGGAAGCAGTAGAGGAAATGACAGAACCAGAGAAACAGGAACCGCAGGAAGAAACAACAAAAGAAGAACCACAGCAGTTCTTTAAATAAAAGAAAGGAGCAACACGATGAAACATTTTAATTTAGAGGAGTTTGCAGGAGGGAAGCTTTCAGTACAGCTCAATAAGGCTTTAGAAAAAGTCACTGAAAACATTCAGGATCCCAACACAGATGCACAGAAGGTAAGAAAGATTAATGTGTCAATCTCTCTTCGTCCAAACGATGAGAGAAATTTTGTATCAACTACAGTTGAAACGAAGTTAAGTCTTGCACCAGAGCTTGGAGCTACAACAGCCCTGAGTATGGGACGTGATCTCCGTACCGGAGAGGTTGAAGCGATCGAGATTTTTAACCAGATTCCGGGACAGATGAGCGTCAATGATGTGATTGATCAGGAAGAGGAAGAGCCACAGAAAGCCTTTGATCCGGACACTGGGGAAATCTATGAACCAAGCAACAAAGTCATTGATTTAAGAAAAGCAAAACAGGCATAAACAGGAGGTACATAACAATGGATAACACATTTTTAAGAGAAGCAATGGAACATATAGAAGAATTGACAGACAGTGCAAGAGAGCCACATGTTGTAGAAATCGCAGGAAAGACTTATTGCGATAAATCAATGTCAAGATACGACAGAGAAGAAATGGCAGATCCTCTGACAGCAACAAGCCTTAATTCTCTGATCGATTATATCAGTGGAAAGAGTGAAGAGTTAAGAGAATCTATGATCATTCACGTAGAATCTCCAACAAGCGTAAGATTACTATCTGGTCTTACACGGGAAAGAAATCGAGAAGAATTATTCCGCGTAGGTACAAATCCAAATGGTTTTGATTTCGATCATTACTATGATCAGGAAGCATTTGTAATTAACATGCAGACTGCCTTTAAACAGAGTGATGAAACAGAACTGATTCTTTCAGTTGCCGGAAACGTAGAAAATAAAACAGTGGCCAACTATGGAGATGATGGAGTCAGCCAGAAGGCTACGATCACTAAAGGCATTGCAGGAAAAGAAGATGTGATCGTACCGAATCCGGTAACACTTCGTCCATATCGTACCTTCTTAGAAGTAGATCAGCCAGAAAGCAAATTTATCTTCCGAATCAGAGAAGGTTCCGATGGACAGCCAATGTTTAAATTGGTAGAAGCTGATGGTGGCCTCTGGAAGTATGAAGCAGTAGATGCTATCAAGAAATATTTAACAGAGAATTTACCGGGAGAACTGTTGAAAGTGATCACGATCATCGGGTAACAGTTATGGAGACAGTTAGATTTACAGTCCCTGGTGCTCCGAAAGGAAAAGCCAGGGCAAGAACTGTCCGTAGTAAAGGTGGCGGAACATTCTCATATACGCCAGAAGGTACTATGTTATACGAGAATCTGATCAAGTGCTGTTACAGGCAGGAATCAAATAACATCATTTTTAATGACGGACAGCCTTTAAAAGTAACGATCATGGCTTATTATCCGATCGTTAAGAGTACAAGCAAGAAAAAGAAACAACAGATGTTGGAAGATCTTATGTTTCCAACGAAGAAACCAGACATTGATAACATTGCAAAAAGCATTCTGGATGCATTGAATAAATTAGCATACAGAGATGATACGCAGGTGGTAACGCTGCATATGGAAAAGCATTATGCAGAGGACCCACGAGTTGAAGTAGAGATAGAAGAAATCAAATAAGAAAAAGGAGAATCGTTTTGGCCAGACATAAGAAACGAGGTATCGAATATTTTTCTTTGGATTGTAATTTCTTTTCGAACAGGAAGATAAAGATCCTGAAATCCAGATATGGAGCAGATGGGATCACAATTTTTATCTATCTTCTTTGTGAAATTTATAAAAATGGATATTACATCATTGTAGATGATGATTTTTACTATATCGTGTCGGATGATCTGAACATGAATAGTGACAAGGTGAAGCAAGTCTTGACATTCTTACTGGAACGGTCGATGTTTGATAAACAGCTTTTCCAGTCGGACGCTGTCCTGACTTCTGCCGGAATACAGGAGAGATTCCAGTTAGCAGTAAAAACAAGAGCTAAGAAGAATCCAATAAAAGTCGACAGGTTCTGGCTTTTAAATGAAGAAGAAACAGAACCTTTTATTAAAGTTACCCATTTTGAAGATAATTCCGAGAATAATACGGATAATTCCAAGAAAAATAACGATAATCCCCGAGAAGAATCCATAAAGGAAAGTAAAGTAAAGGAAAGTAAATATTATTATAGCAATCCAGATCTGAACAGAGAGTTCTGTCTTTATCTTGATATGAGGAATCATACTGGACCAACATTATCTGCAGAACAGATCAATGCCTTGAAAGAAGAACTTGATTCTCTGGCTGAGAATGATTCTGATAAGTTGGGCATTGTAAGAAAAGCATTTGGTGGAGGATATAAGAGTTTCTTCCCTACATCAAAGAAACGGAAGAAATCAACACCGAAACCAAAGAAAGAAGAAACTATACACAATTTTACACAACGAGAAGTGAAAGATTGTGAGTTTGAGAATCTGGAGAAGAAGCTATTAAAGAAACAATTAGGAGGTGACATAACGTATGGATAATTTAATTCCTGTTAACTACGATACAGAAGAACCAACAGTATCAGCAAGGGATTTACACGAAGCACTTGAGATTAATAAAAGATTCTCAGCTTGGTTTGAATCAAATTCACAAGGATTCGTAGAAAACGAAGATTTTACAAGCGTACTTACAGGTACGGTTGTAAACAATGGAGCACAACGCGAACTACAGGATTATAAAATGTCTGTAGATATGGCAAAACATATTTGTTTAATGTCCAGAACTGAAAAGGGAAAACAGATTAGACAGTACTTCCTTGACTTGGAAAAAGCCTGGAATACACCAGAACAGATCTTTGCGAGAGCATTAAAGATGGCTGATAGAACAATAGACAAATTAAAGACAGAGAAAGCTGCATTGATTGAAGATAATGAACGTATGAAACCTAAGGAGATATTTGCTGATGCAGTAACAGCGAGTAAAGATTCTATTCTGATTGGAGATTTAGCAAAAATTCTTAAGCAAAAAGGAATTGATATTGGTCAAAACAGACTGTTTCAAAAACTCAGAAATAACGGATATTTAATCCAAAGAAGAGGTCCAAGTTGGAATATGCCAACACAAAAGAGCATGGAAATGGGATTGTTTGAAGTTGAAGAAAGAACGATCACAAATCCGGATGGAACGACAAAGATCAGAAAGACTACAAAGGTCACTGGTAAAGGGCAGCAGTACTTTATTAATAAGTTGCTTGCTGCAAGCTAAGTGAACAAAACAAAGGCATCCGGTTGATCTCTGTCCGTAGCAACCAACAACCCAAGATTGTTGTTAAAAGTCGTAGTAATAGTCGTGGTAGTTGTGGGTTTCGGGATGATCTTAAGCGACAGGACGTAAAAAGATGATCACATATGCGGACAGAGATCAGCCGGATGGACTGAATTATATACCACAGTAACTATTAACCGCATAAGAAACAAGCCAATGTATAAGCCATGAGCCTGCTGCCTAAGGCAGTGGGCAGAAAGGAGAACTGATGGCAGATTACAGCAAAGGATTTAAAAGACGTGTTGTACAGTTATGGATCCAACATGGTATGTCCACAAATGAGATCAGCAGAACATCAGGAATCGATCATAAGACATTGATGAGGTGGTATAAGCGTTTCTACCCTGAGATAACAGGGGGGGGCGAGACAAAACACGAAGGTTTGCAGTGGCATTATGTAGGCAATTGTGCCGGATATCATAAGTAAAGGAGTATGATCAGACAGCTTAACTTTCTATCTGATTAAGATTCTTCAAGTAACTATTAACGAAGCAAGCAAACATAAACATATTTTTTCAGGTTTTTTGTATTTTTTATTTTACACAAACTAGATTTGGTATTACAATTTTTCTACAAATCACGAAACGAAGAATCACAGCAGTTTATATGATCAAGCAAAGAATAAGGAGAAAGTGATCAGTATAAGCTGTTTCAGGTAGAAAGTTAAGCTGTCTGAGATAGGTAGATAGTATGAGTAAACAAGATTATATAATGCAGGGCAGAAATGAAGGAATTGCGTTCTGCGACAAAATAGCAAAAGAAAAAGGATTAGAAGAGCTACAGAGAGTAACAAGACAGAGAAATCTTGCAGGGCTTCGAACACTAATAGATCCAAGAGAACTTGACCAGGATTTTAGAGATGCAACACTACAGATTTTAGATACTGTATTGATCATGAGTCTTATAGTTTTGAAAGATGAATTTGATTTCGGAACTAAGAGATTAGATCGATTCAAAAAAAGATTCAATGACAAAACAGAGTGTTTAGAAACAGGAAATGTGACATGGATCGATATGATCGAGCAGGTCAGAGAAGAAAACAACATTAAATTAGATCTTAGAAAGAACGATGTAGTGATGGCATGGAGGAAAAAATAATGGTAAACAAGAAAGAATTTAAAGGCTACATCTGTGAGATCACAGGCAAGCCAATTAAGGACATGAAGCTGTGTCCGGACAAGCAGCAGAAGCTAAAGGTTCGGATCAAGTGTGATAAGGGATGCGTCTGGTGTGAAAAGGAAAGGAGATAGTGGAGATCTATGTTAATACAAGTCGAAGATAAAACGATTGTGAATATACGATATGTCAGAAGTATATGGATATATGAGCATCAGTACAAAGAAGGGGAAAAGAAATACCTTGTTAAATGCGAGATGACAGAAGAAACAGATGAAACTGTTAAGACATGTAATACAAGAGAGGAAGCAGAAAAAGCACTAGAACAGATACTTAATCAGTACGACAGAGGACAGAGAGTCATTAAGATCAAGTAATTGTTAAAGAAAGTTAAGGAGGAAATGAGATGATGAAGCTAAGAAATGTTGTAAATACAAGAAACCATGGATATGTTGCTATTGATACATGTTATACATTTGATCATGGATTCGAGACGATGGTATTCAAATGCGATAAAAACGGAAATATTATTGATTGGTCGGATTTAGACGTTGATATGTATGATAATGCAGAAAAGGCAGAAGAAGGACACAAAGAAATGATTGAAAAATGGAAAAACAAATAAAAGAGGAAAAATAATGGGTAAAGTAAGACAAAGATTAGGAAAAGCCTACATCCACACAAAAGAAGAATCCATCCAGAGTATCATCATCGATGCTCTGGTGGATTCCGGATATGACGTGGATGTTGAGGTTACAGATAACGGAACAGGAAACGAAGTAGTATCATGTGAGATTTACGATGTGGGGGGGGCAGTAAGAAATGATAACAACAAAAGATGCTGTAAAAGTATTAAGTTTAACACTAACAATCGCATGTTATGGAATTTATTTTTATTCCGACCGAAAAAAAGATTGCTATCAAGCTATTAAATTTTTGATACTGGGATCAATCATGCAGAATGTAACATTCCACTTGGAATAAAGGAGCGTTAAGAATATGGGAAAGACAATAGAGAAAATAGAAAGAGCGGCGAAAATGCTAAATGGACGACACATGCCGAAAGCATATGAAGTATACAAACACTTTAAAGGAAGTTTGTACGTTGTTATTACAGTGGCTCGTCATACAGAAACAAATGAATTATTTGTAATATATTCAGATATAAGAGAGATGCAGAGAATGTATGCTAGGCCATTAGAGATGTTCATGAGCGAAGTGGATCATGAAAAATATCCAAATGCAAAACAAAAATACAGATTTGAAAATATGATGGAGGGATAATTTATGATCATTGGATTTTTGAGCGGATTATTTATCGGATCAGTTGCAGGAGTGGCAGTAATGTCACTCTGTAGTGCAGCGAAAGAGAGGGATGAGTTATGACAATAACAGAGAATCTTACAGGTGTCGTGAAAGAGGATCATGAGAGAGTGAAGACAGTAACGGACATTCTGGAAGAAGTTAGAACTGAGATGTGTGATGGTTATTGCGTATATCCAAGAATAACGCCGAATGATTATGAAAAATATAAAAGGATATGCGATGAAGAATGTCCACTGAACAAATTATAAGGAGTGATACATAAATGGGATATCAAGATTGTCCATGTTTCAAGTGTGATCATGGTGGAGAAAGAGAAAAACGAGTTGAATGCCGAAGAAAGTGTACTGAATTTACTGCATGGAAGTTAAGCATGCAGGCGATCAGACAGAAAAAGAAAGAAGATAAAGACAAATACTATTCGACGACCAAAGGAAAGCTTTACAAAAGAAACCTGATGAAGCAAAAAGGTGGAAGAAAGATATAGTAGATCCATGCAAGGCCTGTGCAGAGATAATCTGCATGGGCATTTGTGCCGATCGGGCGCAATACAAGCAAGAGTATCAGGAGATGGCGGATCGGATAAGGCAGCAGATAATAAATTGTAACAGGAGGGGAGAACGTGGACAAGAACGTACTGATCCAATATTGTGACATGAAAGAAGAAATTAAAGATTTAAGGAGAAGAATCACAGAGACTGAAAAGCAGATCTTCAGAATTGCAGAAGAAGGAACGGTAAAAGACACAGTAAGCGGTGGCATGGGTGGAATACAGCATTTTGTGGTGGAAGGTATGCCAGTACCAGAACTTAGCAGAAAGAGGCTGCTGCTTAATAAACGAAAAGCTATGTTGATCGAAAAAGAAAATGAACTTCTGGAACTCATGAATCAAGCGGAAGAATATATAAATAGCATTGAGAAGAGCGAACTAAGAATGATGTTTAGATTTTATTACATTGATGGCATGACGTGGCTGCAGGTAGCACATAAGATGAATCAGTTACACCCTAAAAGGCGAGTAGCTTATACAGAAGACAGTTGTAGAATGAGAAATACAAGATTTTTTCAAGAAAATTAGAAAATGTTCGGTCACGTTCGCAAAAAATAGGCTAATATATAGGCTAGAGCGATTAGATGAAGCGATACTTCATAATTAGTCCTCTTCTTTTTACTTATGAACGAACTCGGGTGATCTTCGGATTCCCGAGTCTTTTTATGTCTAAATTTAGAAAGGGAAGAGATATGAATTTTAAAGATGCATTTGAATTAATGAAAAAAGGACACAAGGTAAAGCTCCCATCCTGGGGCGGATACTGGTACTGGGATGTAGAAAAGCAAACAATTATGATGCAGTGCAGACCAAAAGATGCTGACAAAGGACAGGGAGATCTACTTGATATTAGAGAGACACAGAGAGTTGAGTATACACTTTCTAATATCTTATCCGATGAATGGATTGTGGCAAATCCAGAGAACTGTCCTGTGCTTGGTGGAGTGTCTACATTTAGCTTTGGGGATGCTGTTAAATATCTGAAACGTGGATTAATGGTTACAAGAAAAGGATGGAATGGAAAAGGAATGTATCTATTCAAATCACCAAAAGTAGGGTGCCAGATGTATAAGCAGTACACAGGAAAAGATATCAATGATCTGCAAGAATTTATTGTTATGAAGGCAGCAGATGATACTTTGGTTCCATGGTTAGCATCGCAAACAGATCTATTGGCAGAAGATTGGATGTTTGTAGAATAAGGAGATATTAACATGAAAAAGAAATTTCTAGTAGCGTTGTTAGGATTGGCGATTATTGGCGGAACATTAACTGCATGCACAGAAGCAGATAAGGTATCTAGCAATGTATCACAGGAAGCAGATAATTTTAATGTATTGCGCAGATTTGCAGTGATCAATACAAGAACAGATAAAGTAGAATTTGAACTAGTTGGAGCATTTTCGTTAGAAACAGACAGCAGTAAGAAAGTAAAACTTATTGTAGAGACAGAAGATGGGACATATAAGAAACATATCATCGGCATGAATCAAGACAGTATGTATGTGATCGAAGATCTTGGTGGAGCAAAGGTTAATAAGTACAAGTATGAAGTAAATTATATTCCAGAATCCATTGTTCCATTTACAGTAAAGAGTAGCAAATAAAGAGAACAATACGTAAGAAAGGAGTGAGCCCAGATGGCATTAACAGAAAAAAGAAAGCTATTTGCTGATGAATACCTGATAGATCTGAATGCATCTCGGGCTTACAGAGTTGCATATCCAAGAGTGAAGGATGGAGATACGGCAGCAGCTGCCGCAAGCAGATTACTAAAAATTAAAGATGTGTCTGAGTATATCAGTGTTCGAATGCAGGAGCGAAGCGAAAGAACAGAGATCACACAAGATCGAGTGCTTAATGAATTAGCATCGATCGCCTTTGCAAAAGCTACAGATTACGCCGAGGTCCAAGATGGACAAGTGATTATAAAAAATACCGCAGATTTATCCGATACGATGGTAAGAGCGATCGCAGGAATCAAAGAAGGACGTAATGGTGTTGAAATTAAGCTGAATGATAAAGGAAAAGCATTAGAACTGTTAGGAAGACATCTCGGAATGTTCAAAGACCGCATGGAAGTATCTGGTCTGGAAGAAGAAAAATCCAAACTTGATGATCTGATCAATCAGATGCGAGGTGGGTAAATGAGCGATGAACGTCTGCTGCTGTCAGAAAAGTACAAAGCATTTATCAGATGTGATGCACCAGTAGAGTTCCTGGAAGGCACAACGGCAGCAGGTAAAACGACAGTAGGTCTTTTCAAGTTCATGCTTAAGGTAGCAGAATCTCCAAAGAAACTGCATATCCTTGCAGCGAAAGATACCGGTACCGCAGAAAAGAACATCATCAACAAAGACCTTGGTATTATTGATGATTTTGGGCAGTTAGTCGAGTACCACGGAAACGGGACCAAAGACGATAAGATTCCGCATCTTCTGTATCACACAAGCAAAGGCGATAAGGTCATTTATGTACTTGGATATGGAGATAAACAGAAGTGGCAAAAGGCATTAGGTGGTCAGTATGGCTGTCTATACATTGACGAGATCAATACAGCAGATATTGACTTTGTGCGAGAATCAGCGATGCGTTGTGATTACCTGATGGCAACACTAAACCCTGATGATCCGGCACTGCCGATCTACAAAGAATATATAAATTGCTCCAGACCACTCCCAGAGTGGGAGCAGGAAACACCAAAAGAAATAAAAGATGAGTTGAAAGAAGAACCAAAACCTAACTGGGTCCATTGGTTCTTTTCTTTTGTTCATAATCTGGGATTACCAAAAGAAAAACTAGACAAGATCATTGCCAACACTCCGAAAGGAACGAAGATCTGGAAGAATAAGATTGAAGGGCTAAGAGGAAAAGCAACAGGTCTTGTCTTTTCGAATTTTGACCGGAAACGACACGTCAAAACAAAGGCGTGGTTAAAGCAACAGCTAAAAGATGGAAAGATCAAGATAAAAACCATCACTGCAGGTCTGGATACTTCTTACTCTTCTGAGTCTGAAGATACGATCGCTATGATTTACCAGATCATCACAGAAGATCGCAGAGTGATCACAGTAGATGAGAAGATTTACAGCAATGCAGATCTGACAATTCCACTAGCACCATCAGATACGGTGCGAAACTTTGTAGACTTTCTGGAAACAAACCGTAAAGAATGGGGATTCGCAAGAGATGTATTCATAGATTCTGCCGATCAGGCAACGATCACAGAGTTAAACAAACACAAACGTCTGCATGGCAGTGCGCATAATTTCATTCCGGCATACAAGAAAACGACGATCATAGACAGGATTATGCTGCAGATCTCATGGTTGCAACAGGATGCCTATTTAGTCCTTGAACATTGTGTTAACCATATCTCAGAACTTGAACGATACAGTTGGAAAGAAGATAAGAACAATGAACCAGAGGATAGAAACGACCATACGATCAATGCCAGTCAGTATGCATGGCTGCCATACAAGATGCAAATAGGAGACAAAGATGAAATGGGTGGATAATATCATGGAAAAAGTAAAAGGAGGGATTCGCAGTTGGTTAAATGTACAGCCGGCGAATCCCTCAAGAATCAACATAACTGAAACATTGGATTACGAAGCAAATGCAATTAAAAACCGTATCTGGTACAGAGGGGACAGCAACGAACTGGAACAGCTGTACCGGCAACTTGTTATCAATACAAGCCGGCAGAGTTTCTGGGCGGCGGAGTGCAGTCCAGGGATGGAGATCAATAAGATTCATACAGGACTTCCATCGCTGATCGTGGACATGCTCACAAGTGTGACTCTTGCCAGTCTAAACGATTTTGATTTTAAAAAGAAGCAGGATCAGGATATTTGGGATGAGATCGCGAAAGAGAACAAGATCAAGAAGCGACTGGAGAAAGCAACGAAAGAAACTCTGTACATCGGAGATGGAGCCTTTAAGGTCACATTTGATACAAGTCTTTCACAGTATCCGATCATTGAGTACTATCCTGGAGAACGACTTAATGTCAAAAATAATCGTGGCAGGATCACAGAGATTGAGTTCAAAACGGTTTATGACTACAAAAGAAGAGAATATATCCTGCATGAGTATTACGGCTATGGGTATATCAAATATAAACTGACCTGCAATGATAAGGAAGTACCGCTTGATGCACTGGATGAAACAAGAAACTTGCAGAACTTGGCATTCTCAACATACCAGGAAGGTAAAGATGGAGAAGTTAAGCAACGTGGCGAATATATGCTCGCTGTACCGCTTATGTTCTTTGAATCTGGAAAATGGGATAGTAGAGGGCAGAGTATCTTTGATCGTAAGATTGATGCGTTCGATGCCTTTGATGAAGCATTCAGTCAATGGATGGATGCACTTCGAGCTGGAAGAAGTAAAGAGTATATTCCAGAATGTTTCATTCCAAGAAATCCAGAAACAGGAGCGACATTACCAGTGAATCCATTTGATAATCGATATATTAAGACTGATTCCGACATGCACGAAGGTGCAAAGAATGAGATTGTATTGCAGCAACCAGAGATTCCACATGAAAGCTATCTATCAGCATACATAACAGCACTGGATTTATGTTTGCAAGGTCTGATCAGTCCGTCAACGTTAGGGATTGACGTAAAGAAACTGGATAATGCAGATGCACAGAGAGAAAAAGAGAAAGCTACACTTTATAGCAGAAATGCGATCGTAGGCGCATTGCAGGAAGACTTGCAAAGTCTGATCAAGGTAAGTATCAAAGCATACCGCGAACTAAATGGACAGAGCAGTAATGATGATGTCGAGGTAGATGTAACATTTGGAGAATATGCCAATCCATCTTTCGAGAGCCAGGTTGAAACTGTTGGAAAAGGAAGATCACAGGGAGTCATGAGCGTTGAAGCTTGTGTGGACGAGCTGTATGGCGATTCCAGAGATGATGAATGGAAGAAACAAGAGGTCGCAAGACTGAAAGCAGAACAAGGAATCATGGAAGTAGAAGATCCGGCAGTCAATACGGCAGCAGGAGATTTTCAGATAGGAGAAGTAAATGGTAGTGATGATAATGAACCACTCGTACAGGATGAGCCGACAGGAGACAAAAAAGTTCCTAAGACAGATGAGTGATCACGTTCCGTTTGGTATTTATGCGATTGAGAAAAACGGAATCATCGAGATGAGAAAGGACAGGTGTGGTAGCATGTCAAAACTCAAAGAGATGAAACGCGAGTTCAAAAGACAAGGGTATAAAGTGTATTACAACACAGGTGAAAGATGAATGATTACGATATTCAAGAAGCGCTTAAGCGGATAGAAGATGAACTGATCGCATCGATGATGCGTAATATGCAGCGACACCGAGCAGAAGAAACAAAAGAAGGTATCGAATGGGGGATGTGGCAGGCAGAACAGTTAAGAGCTTTAGAAGAGTACCGCAAGAGAAATGCTAAAAAATATAACGGCCAATTTGAAGAAATCAATTCAAGCATTCCTGCGATTATTAGCGAATCTCGAAAACGTGGGTACCTTGACCAGGAAGCACATATCCTCGAAACGATCGGGCAGGCATCTGGCGGTTCAGGAGATATCGATGGAGCATTCTTCAAGATTAATGATCGCAAGATGAACGCACTGATCGATGCAACTGTATCTGATATGGGTAATGCAGAGACAGCGATGCTAAGACGTGCAAATGATCAGTACCGAAAGACGATATTCAATGCACAGGTATATGCAAACAGTGGAGTTGGTACCTATGAAAAAGCCGTAGATATGGCAACAAAGGATTTTCTTGCTGCAGGTATCCAATGCATCCAGTACAAGAATGGATCAATGCATAGGATAGAAGAATACGCAGGTATGGCAATCCGAACAGCAAGTAAGAGAGCTTATCTTACTGGAGAAGGAGAAAAGCGTAAAGAATGGGGTTGCCATCTTGTAATCATGAATAAGCGAGGAAATCTGTGCCCAAAGTGCCTGCCGTTTGTTGGAAAGATTCTGATCGACGATGTGTGGAGTGGTGGAAGCAGTGAGGATGGAAGTTATCCATTGATGAGTTCTGCAATGGCAGCAGGACTTTATCATCCAAACTGCAAAGACAGTCACACAACATACTTCCCTGGAATCAGTACACCGCCAGACGATAAGTTTTCAAAGGAAGAGATTAAAAAAGTTGAGGATGATTATAAGGATGATCAGAAGCAACAATATGCCAAAAGACAGAAAGAGAAATTTAGAAGACTGGCAAATTATTCATTAGATAGAGAAAATAAAGAAAAGTATGAAATAAAACTTGGAGAATGGAAAGAAGAGTTTCAAAAGAAAGCAGAAGGATTTAATATAAAGGATTCTCTCGAAGTATTCAAAGAAAAGATAAAAAATAACATAGATAATTCAAGACACAAGGCTAATATGTCATTTTTTGTGGATACAGTAGAATTTGTAGAAGACCAAGAACTTAAAGTGCCTTTTGCATATTTGCCTAATGAAGATATTATAAAATACAATTCTAAAGCACCTAATATTGAATTGTACGATATGGATTATGTATTTTCGCATGAAATAACACATAGAATGGATTTTCTACAATACAATAGTTGGAAAGATGAAAGATTTCTTCAAGAAATTGAAAAATGTAGACAAAAAGTATATGATAAAAGAGATGAAGTTCAAGAATGGTTTCAAGAAAATGGGAAGTATGGGTACAGCTTTGCAATTTCAGATATTATCAGCGCATTGAGTGAAGGTGATATTATAGTTCCAGTAGGGCATAAAAAGAGTTATTGGAAATCGAATCCTAAAGTACAGGCGATGGAAATATTTGCGAATTTAAGCAGCATAGATGTACTTGAATTGGATGAAAAAGAAAAAATATTAGATGGAATATTCAAGGCATATAAGGAGCTGGTTGAATGAAAAAATTGATTCAGGCATTAAAAGAAGATGAAGAAATTCAGTATTTAAAAAGGAGATGTTATGAAATAACTGGTGAATGGATTCCGTATCATTGGGAATGCTTCAACGGGATAGAAGGATACAGAGAGTATATGAAGAAGATTGTGAGAGAATATGAAGATAAGAAGTAAAAGATATAGATAATACCACTGATCAGAAATGGTTGGTGGTATTTTTATACCCATTTTTAAGGAAAGGAGGACCAGCAATGAAAGTAAGAGTAACTTACAATTATCACGACAGAGAACTTGGTTTTGAAAAACATATTGGGGATGAGCTTGACGTTACAGATGAAAGAGGTCAGGTACTGATCGCAGCAGGTGTAGCGGAAGAAATCGTTGAACCAGTAGAAGAACCAGAAGCTCAGGAAGAAACTGAGGAAGAAGAAAAAACAAAAAGAAGTACCAAGGAAAGAAAGTAAGAGGTGATCCATAAATCTCGGTAGCAGACGTTCCGTTAAGACGTCTTATTTTTATGCTCCAAACACGATAAGAGGGTAAAAGATGCGTGGGCGGTGACACCGAAGACAATGGATAATGATAATTGGGAGACACCCACAAAATGGAAAGGAGCAACAATGAAAAAGAAATTAAACATGAATCTACAGTTTTTTGCGGAACCAGGATCAGAACCAACGGGAGAACAGGGAGAACCTGCACCACAGCCAGGAGCAAATCAGACTCCACCGGCAACTGATCCATCGCAGCCACAGATTGACTACAATAAGATTCAGCAGATGTTAGATGGAACATTAGCAGCAAAAGAAAACACTGCATTAAAAGCCTACTTTAAACAGCAGGGCTTAAGTCAGGAAGAAGCTGAACAGGCAATGCAGGCATTTAAGCAGCAGAAAGCTGCAAACGAACCAAACATCGAAGCAATCCAGAATGAGGCACAGAACGCACAGCAGATGGCACAGAAAGCTATGATCGAGCGTGATGCTTATAAGTTATCTGGAGAACTTGGGATCGACTTAAAAACAATGCCTTACGTGTTAAAACTGGCAGACGTGTCACAGGTCGTACAGGATGGAAAGATTGATTCCGAAAAATTAAAAGAAGCATTAAACAAAGTATTGGAAGATGTGCCACAGTTAAAACCACAGGAACAGCAGCAGACAGGATTCCGTCAGATCGGAGTCGGTCAGCAGCATGGCGGAGAGACTGGTGGCAATACACCACAGCAGAAAGCGGTACCAACAAAACGATGGAACCGATTTAATTAGGAGGTAAGAAAGAATGGCATTAAATTATGCACAGGTATGGGAGCCAGAACTTCTGGAGATCTTAATGCAGGGGACATTAACTTCCCCATTTGTAACTAGTAAAGTAAAATGGCTGAATGCCAATTCATTTCACTTTACTCAGATGTCAGTGAGTGGATTCAAAAACCATAGTAGAAATGGTGGATGGAACAAAGGAAGCTATGCACAGACTGATGTACCTTTTACATTGACACATGATAGAGATATATCTTTCTTGGTAGATAAAGCAGATGTTGATGAAACAAATGCCACTGCATCTATTCAGAATATCTCCAGAACATTTGAACAGACTCAGGTCGCTCCAGAAACAGATGCTTTATTCTTCTCTAAAGTAGCACAGGCAGCTCAGAAAGTAGAAGGATATCATAGTTCAACAGCTTCAAGCGACTATACAAAAGCGAATGTGTTTAGCAAACTAAAAGGATTCTTAGGCGCAGGAAAGCTTCGCAGATACAAGGCGAATGGATCACTGATCATGTATGTATCATCTCAGATTATGGATTTATTAGAGTCATCAACAGAGTTTACTCGTAAAATCGAAATGACACAGATCGCAGAAGGCGGTATGGGGATCGAGACAAGAGTAACAGATATCGATGGAGTAACATTGATGGAAGTTGTTGATGATGAAAGATTCTATGATTCTTTTAATTGGGATCCAGAAGGTGGTGGATTCGAGCCAACAAAAAAGGATACAGGCAAGTCTATCACAGGAGCACATAAAATCAATGTACTGATTGCATGCGGACAGACATGTAAGACTGTACCAAAGATCTCATCCATCTATTACTTTGATCCAGGAACACACACAGAGGGTGATGGATATTTATACCAGAACAGATCATTATCTGATGTATTTGTATTCCCTAACGGAAAAGATGGTAAAATTGATTCTGTTTATGTTGATGTAGATACAACTGAATATACAGTAGTGTAGGAGGTGGTGCATATGGCACTCACTTCTTATGTGGATCAGGAGTATTATGAAAAAGTCAGCGGTGTGATCACAACAGATGATCTTGAAAAGAGGCTGTATATCGCAAGCCGACACATTGACACGCTTACATTTAACCGTATTGTAGCAAGAGGATTTGAGAATCTGACAGAATTTCAGAAAGATGTGATACGTCTAGTTGTCTGCAAACAGGCAGATTTTGAAGCAGAAAATGAATCTCTGATCAACAGTGTCTTAAGTTCTTATTCGATCAATGGCGTGTCAATGGGAATCAATGCTGGTGGATGGAATGTGACGGTTCAGGATGGAGTGATCATGAAAGCTGACAATTACGCGATGTTAGAACAGACAGGATTGTGCTGCAGGAGATTGGGGGCGATCTGATGAAATGGCCAGAGTTAATTCCAAAATCAATGTGTCAGACGGATATTCACATTCGAATTGATAGTGAGGAGATTGGAGAGGAAGGGCAGCCGATCACTCTGATCGATGCGGATTTCAAATGCAACTATCAAGATAAAGCGAAAAGAGTTATGACAAATGAGCAGAAGATCGTACAGGTTACGGGATCTGCTCTTTTTTGTGGAGATATCGCCCCAGATGTACCAGTGATCAGTTGCGGTGTCGCAACAGTCTTTGGAGTTGAAAGAACGATCATAAGTGGAGAAAAAGCAAGAAATCCTGATGGGACAGTCAATTATACCAGATTGGAGCTGATGTGATGATCCGCTGTAATTCAATTATAAAGATTAATACACAGAGACTTCGGGAGCTTTCACAAGCACAAGTTACAGCACTGGAAAAAACGGCAGAGGCTTTGCATACCGAAGTGGTACAAGCTCAGGTTATGCCGTTTGATACAGGAAATCTGCAAAATGATAATACGTTTGTGGATTACACCTACAGCAAAGCAGGACGCGCAAGGATCGTGTCTACAACGCCATATGCCAGAAGGTTATATTTCCATCCGGAATACAATTTTCAGATGTACGAAAATCCGTTTGCAGGCGGTGAATGGTTTAATCCTTGGCTTCCAGGCGGATTGTATGAAGATTTTGCACAAAAAGCATTTAAGAAACTGTACCGAAGGGAGAGTGGCGTATGATTTTGTTAGCAGATGTAAAAGACTGGCTGAAAACAGTATTTGAAGCTGATCACTATTACACAGGAAAGTTAGACAACAAAAAAGACAGATCCATTGGAGTGTATCAACGAAGTTCCTATGCTCCAAAACGGTATGCAGTAGGTGGATATAAGAAATATGATACGAAAAGTATATCTGTCTTAGTCCACTGGAACAACAATTCAAAAGAAACAGAACAGGCAGCAGCCGAACTGTTTGAAATATTAGAAACACAGAAACAATTCATGATCAAAGATACAAAAGTAGATTTCTTATCCATGCAGGTTCCTGAGCCAGTAGATGTTGGAACGGATGACAAAGGAATCTACGAACGTGTCATTTGGTTTGACATTTATTACGAAAGGAAGGTAGACGATGAGCGAAACTAACACAAGCGGAGTATATCCTTGTTATGAGAACCAGTTTCAGATCGACACTGCAGCATCTGGATCAGAAGCAGCTATGAAAGATATCGCCGACTGTGAAACATTTGAAGTGTCCTTTGATAACGGTGTTGAGGAATGGACACCATTTGATACAGAAGGATGGACACGCAGATTAATGACCGCAAAATCCGTTACGATCTCAGTTACAGCAAAACGAAACGTAGGAGATGCCGGAAACGATGCGGTTGCAGGATTGGCATGGAAAAATGGAAGGAATGTAGAAAAAGATTTTCAATGGACGTTCCCGGACAAAACAGTTGTCAAGTTTGCAAGTGCAGTTATCAATGTGACAAATGTAGGAGCAGGAGATTCTACAGCAGTTGCACCTCTGGAATTTGAAGTACAGAGCAATGGTAAACCAACAGTAACACCAGGAGTTTAGGAGGGGGAAACCTCTCCTTTTTTGAAAGGAAGATAGAATGGGAAAAGTAGTAGATATTACAGATAAGCTGAAATTCGAAGAGAATCCGGCATTAGTGATCAACGGAAAGAAATATGAAGTGAATGCAGATGCGACAACTATGATCGAAGTCATGGGAGAGTTAGGAGATGCAGAAGACGATGTGACTCCAGGGACGATCTCAAAACTTTGCAAGTTGATCTTTACAGATAAAGCACAGAAAGACTTAGCAAAGCTTCATCTGAAATTTGATGATTATACCGTAGTTGTTCAGGAAGCAATTTCATTAATTTCTGGAACTGATGGTGAAGAAGAATCGGGGGAGTAGTTGATCCTGGATATGATCTGTTTGAAGATTGGGATCTTATCGTATCATCATTTGCGGAGCAGTATGGAATCAGAATCTATTCCAAAGAATTTAAGGAAATGCAATGGCACGAGTTCAAAGCGCTGCTTTGTGGAATAGGACCAGATACATCCTTAGGACGGATCGTATCCGTCCGATTAGAAGATGATAATGAAGTGATCAAAGAGTTCACTCCGGAACAAAAAGAAATCAGGAACAAGTGGAGAAGAAAAGCCGCTAAGACAAAAACGGAAAAAGAAACAAATGATTTCTTAGAAACGATGAAACAGGCATTTATTGATATGGCAGGAGGTATAACAAATTGAAAAGATAAAATGTAAAGAATGCGGACAGACATTGATGGTCGCAGAATATGTAAAAGGGGAAATCAAATGTCCCCGATGCAAACAGGTAAATAAAGTATGGATCCGCAAAGGGAAGAGCATAGGTAAGCACCGTTGTAGTAGCTAAGCCAGCCTACTTTGTGAAAAAGCAAGGTAGGTGATAAGTATGGCAGCAGATAGTGCAGGACAGATTGGCTTAGATCTGGTGATCAATCAGCAACAATTTAATAAACAGTTAGGTGGAATACAGAACCTCGCAAAGAAAACAGGAAAGATGCTTGCCGGTGCTTTTGCTGTAAAAGGATTAACAAGTTTTGCGAAAGACTGTATTGAGCTAGGATCAAATCTGACAGAGGTACAGAACGTTGTCGATGTAGTATTTCCAACAATGAACAAAAAAGTAAACGAATTTGCACAAAATGCAGAAAGTACATTTGGACTTTCTGAAACGATGGCAAAGAAGTTTACCGGAACATTCGGAGCAATGGCAAATGCTTTTGGATTTTCTGAAAAAGAATCGTACAAGATGAGCACAGCTCTTACTGGACTTGCCGGAGATGTGGCATCATTCTATAACATTTCGCAGGATGAAGCATTTACAAAACTGAAATCTGTGTTCTCCGGAGAAACGGAGACGTTAAAAGATTTAGGAATCGTAATGACACAGACAGCTCTTGATCAATACGCACTGGCAAATGGATTCGGTAAAACGACTAGTGCCATGACGGAACAGGAGAAAGTAGCCTTAAGATATGCATTTGTACAGCAACAGTTACAGAATGCGACAGGGGATTTTTCAAGGACCTCTGATCAGTGGGCGAACCAGATCAGGATTTTGTCATTACAATTTGATTCCTTAAAGGCATCGATCGGACAAGGGCTGATCAATCTCTTTTTGCCGATTGTTAAAGTGATCAACACCGTTCTTGGAAAGTTGATGACTCTTGCAAACGCATTCAAGTCATTTACTGCAATGGTCATGGGCAAGAAGAGCACTGGGGCATCTACAAGTCTTGATAAGACTACAGCAAGTGCCGGAAAAGTATCTAACAGCTTAAACAATGCGACAAGTTCTGCAAATAAGCTGAATAAGTCGACAAAGAAAGTTGGAGACACAGCCAAAAAGACGGCAAAGAAAATATCTGGATTGATGGGATTTGATCAGATCAATAAATTGACTGAAACAAAAGGATCATCTGGATCAAAGAGTTCTACACCATCTTCTGGTACAGGATCCGCAGCAGGTGGAGCATCTGGAGGTACTGTGGATATGGGTTCTCTTCCCAAAGGAGAAGATGAAAAAGCCACAAAACTTGGAAAAGGCTATGATAATCTACGAAAAGCAATTGATAAGCTAAGAGTAGCTTTTAGTGCATTTAGCAAGGTTGCAATAGGTGCTTTCAAATGGATCTGGAAGAACATGTTGGTGCCACTTGGAAAGTGGACAATGCAGAAACTTGCTCCAAAACTGATTGAATTATTAGCTGCAGCATTAAATGTACTGACAGCAGTATGCAAAGCATTGCAGCCGCTATGGCAGTGGGCATGGGATCACTTATTCAAACCGCTTGCTAATTTTGTTGGAGATGCGATCATCGGATTCTTAGATCTTCTGGTTAAGGGATTGAACGGATTAGCAAACTGGATCAATAAACATCAGGGTGCGGTGCAAAACATAGCAATTGTGATAGCGAGTTTCTTTGGTGCATTTAAGTTAGTTTCTTTTGTGACAGCTGTAATTCCGATCATAACCAAAGTTGCAACTGCATTTGGCACATTTAGAAAAGTGGTTACATTCTTAGGTGGGCCATTAAAAGCGATCATCAGCGTATTTAAAAATCTTCCACTGATTTTCTCGCTGATAACAGGCCCTGTAGGAATTGCCGTAGCGGTGATTGGTGGATTGATCGCAGCTGGATTATTATTGTGGAAGAATTGGGATAAGATTAAAAAATCTAAGTTCGCCAAATTTTTATCGGGCATTGTAACAAATTTCAAAAATTTATTGAAATGGGTAAAGAAAAATGTTCATCCGATCAAAGCGTTCAAAAAGCTTTGGGAAGGTATTAAGAATAAAAAAGCCAAACTGGAAGCTGAGGTAAAAGAAAAGGTTAAAGGCGCACTTGCATCTTTAAAAGAAAGTTGGGAATCTGTTAAAGATAAAGCTGCATCGTTGGTAGCAGAAGCGAAAGAAAAGGCAGATGGTGCTATTGCCAATCTGAAAGAAGGATGGGATTCCATTCAGGACAAGGTAGCAACATTAGTTGCAAAAGTCGAAGGAGCATTGGATACAACAAAAGACTGGTGGTCCGATGTGAAACAGAAGGCAGCAGAAAAAGTTGCTGGAGTCGTGGCTAAGGTTCAAGGCGCATTAGATACCGCAAGGGACTGGTGGTCCAATATTAAGGAAAAGGCAAAAGAGAAGATTGGAGATATTGCAGCTAAGGTTCAAGGTGCATTAGACACAGCGCGCGATTGGTGGTCTGGTGTAAAACAAAAAGCAGCAGAAAAAGTTGCTGGAGTTGAAGCAAAAGTTAAAGGAGTTCTAGACACAGCACATGATTGGTGGACTGGTGTGAAACAGGAAGCGGAAAAGAAGGTTGATGGCGCAGCAGCCAAAATTGATTTAGCTGTTGGCTGGGCAAAAGACTGGTGGAATAAACATAAGCCTAAATTCTCAGTAGATGCAGCTGTTGGTTTAGTGAAAGACTGGGCAAAAGACTGGTGGGATAAACATAAGCCTAAAAATATTGCAGTAAATGCAGCAATCAAATTAAAAAGCGGATGGGGATCAATAAAAACTTGGTGGAAAAAACATAAACCAAAGATTCCTAATTTAAGCACTATCTTAAAAATAAAAGTACCGAAGATTTCTCTGAAAATGAAATCAGCAAAAATATTAGGAAAAGAGATTAAATATCCAGCTGGGTTTAATGTGAAGTGGTTAGCACAAGGTGGATATGTAAAGAAAAACACTCCACAGCTTGCCATGATCGGAGATAACCGCCATCAAGGCGAGGTCGTAGCACCAGAAGACAAGATGATCGCCATGGCAAAGAAAGCAGCAGAATTATCTGGTGGCAGCAGTAAAGATGATCAGATCATTCGACTGTTAATGGAGCTGATCAACGCAGTTAAATCTATAGACACCGATGTTTACCTGGATGGGAAGAAAATAACAAAAACCGTAAATGACAACAACAACGCAGATATCAGAGCTGGCAAACGACCGATCCTGATCTAAGGAGAAATAAGATGGCAACACTGACATGTGGAAACACTGCATTGCCGGAGCCGGTTGAACTAAGCACTTCAGACGAAATCATCTGGAGTGCCAATACCGAACGGTCATCATCAGGAGATATGATCGGAGAAGCAATTGCAGAGAAAAAGACATTGGATATCAAGTGGGGTGTCCTCACAGAGTCCGAAGTTAAGAAGATAAAAAATAATCTTGTGAAAGGATTCTTTCCGATCACATTTAGAGACATGGGAACAACACATACCATTACTGTATACCGAGGAACTCTTACAAAAGAACATCTGGGGTATATCGGAGATGGTACTTATTATTATAAAAGTGCGAGCGTTCAGATCGTGCAGAAATAGGAGAGATGGAAATGAAGTTAAAAGAGATTATGAGAATCCACAAAGGATTAGTAAAACAGTCAAGCAAAGTTTACACGGCAAAATTAGGATATGCAATTTCTAAAAATATGAAATCATTCCGAAAAGCGATCGAAGAATATGATGAAAACCGCCTTAAGATCTGTGAACGATACGCAGAAAAAGATAAGGACGATAAGCCGATCGTGAAAGAAAACCAGTATGAAATGACAGATGAAAGCAAAGAGATTGTAAATGAAGAAATCAAAGAACTGCAGGAAGTGGATACTGATATTGATATCATGAAAGTTTCATTTGCCGAACTTGAACGATGTGAAAATGCAGATCGTTATGACATCCCATCTGTAGCCGATATTGAAGACCTGATGTTTATGATCGAAGACTAGCCGGAGGTGATGCTATATGTATCAGGCAAGTAAAAAATTTGGCGATGCAATAGCAGGGTCAAACAGAAAATTTAATACAAGGCTTCTGGAGAACGAAAAAGTATTAGTAGAATCTGTAAAGAATTTTACAATAACGTCTGGTGCGGAAGAAATAACAATCGGGAGTGCGGTGGCGAGCTATGTTCAGGCAACGATCGAGAATAAAGGAATTGCATTGTCTGGAAAAGAAGTCAGCTTGGAGATCGGCGTGGAAGTCGATGGAGAGATGGAATATATTCCGATGGGGTTATATACGATCCAGAATCCCAAGATTGAAAGCAACAAGGTTACGTTTACCGCATATGACAGATTAGCAAGCAGATGCAATGGGGCATATTATTCTAAATTAAGTTATCCAACGGATGCAGTAGATATATTGGCTGAAATCAGCACGATGACAAGCGTGGCGATTGATACATCTACAGTACAGCGAGGAATCCAGATCAATCAAAGAGCAATCATTGAGGAAGGTGATTACAACGAAGAAACCGAGGAAAGCGAAGTGATCACAACATATGTAAATCCTTTTGATGGATATACATACAAAGAAACCATCGGATTTATCGCAGGATTATTCGGCAAATTTGCTATATGTGGAAGAACTGGAATGATCGAGTTTCGATGGTATCAGGGTATTGATTACGAGATTCCAAGCAATATATTTTATAACGACCTGCAAGAAACAGAAGAGAGTTTCAGTATCAAAAGATTGATATGTGATAACTCAGATCAGACACTTTCATCTGGATCAGGAGCTACCGGCATAAGTATGCAAAATCCGGTTATGACACAGAGTATATTAGACGGTGTTTACAATACTGTCAAAGGCTTAGTATTCACGCCTGCAGCATTAAGATTTATCGGAGATACGAGGCTTGATATCGGAGATATTGTTACTGCTGTAAAAAATGATGGCACGAAATTCACAATACCGATCATATCATTGATAACAAGTTATGACGGTGGATTGATGCAGACAATTGCAAGTTATGGGAATACCGCCGAGGAAGATGATTCTGACACAAAAGGTCCTATAACCGAAATGGCAGAACGAGTTGAGTACGAATTAGCGTTTGTAAAAAAACTCATGGTGGATAATCTGACAGCGACAAATGCAACGATCAAGAATCTGTCTGGAGATGTTTTGAAATTTAAAACAGGTGAGTTTGAAACTTTAAAAACTGATGTGGCAAATTTTAAACAGACATTCACAGATGACTTACAGGCGTCAAATGTAAAAATTAACACCTTAGAATCCGACCATGCAACATTTAAAGAAGCAACTGCGACAAATCTAAATGCAACGAATGCTAGAATTGCGAATATTGAGGCTGATTACCTAAAAGCTACAGATGCAAAACTTACCTATGCAACAATTACGAATTTAAATACTACCAATGCTGAGATTACGAAGCTGAAAACAAAAGATGCAGAGATCGATAAACTAGTTGCAACAAAAGCTACAATCACAGACCTTAATGCAGCAGTTGGCAGAGTTGGAGTATTGGAAAGTAGTTATGCTAATCTTAACACGTTAGTAAACGGCAATCTTACATCTGACAACATTCAGAACTTAACATTGACATCAAAGAATACAACGATTGAAAACGGCATGATCAAAAATGCAATGATTGAGAATCTGTCGTTTGATAAGATCACAGGTATGGACATTAATACAACAAATCTGACGGTACATAGTTCTGATGGTAAGTCAAAATGGAGTGACAATACAATCCAGATATCTGATGCAAACCGTGTCAGAGTCCAGATCGGAAAAGATGCTTCGAATGACTACAGCATGTCTGTCTGGGATAAGAATGGAAATTTGATATGGGATGCACTTGGAGCTACGGAGAAAACGATTCAGAGAAAGATTATTCGAGATGGCATCGTGGCAGATGATGCAAATATTTCTGGTTCGAAACTGGATATTAACAGTGTGATCAAGGAAGTGAATGGTTCTACGACGAAACTGAAATCTTCTACAATCGTTATGAACGATAAGAACCAAACGTTAGACGTCGTGTTTAATGAAATGGAAACAACAGTAGCAGATAATCTGAGCAGTGCTAAGCTGTATGCGGATGGTAAGTTATCCGATGCACAGAAGTATGCCTTAGAACAGGCAAACAGTGCGTTGAGCAGTGCTAAGAGCTATGCTGATAGTGCTGTGGATAATATAGAGGTTGGCGGCAGGAATTTATTAGTTCAAAAAAATATCACACAAGGCTATTTGTCTACAGATGGTAAAGGAAGTTTTATTGGTTCTGGCGGTGGAGATCAAACTAGTGATTGGATAGATGTTTCAGGAAATAAATATATAACAATTACTCTATATGAAGATTTTACAAACACAAATAATTCAGGAAGATATTGTGAGTATGATGCCGATAAAAATTGTATAAATACTGTTGGTTATAATCCAAGACAAAAAAGCAGTATTATTATAGAACTGAAAGCTACCACAAAATATATAAGAGTTACCGCGATAGAATGCAAAACGCGAAGATATAAGATTGAAACAGGAAACAAACCTACAGATTGGACTCCAGCTCCTGAAGATACACAATCTCAGATCGACAATATCACAGAGATCACAACATCTCACACAATAAGTATCAGTACGATGCAGGGACAGATATCTTCTCTGATCAGCGAAGATACAACAATCAAAGGAAACTATGATGCTTTACTAAGCAGATATAACGCAACTGTAAATACTGTAGATAGCATGAAAACCACGATCGGCGAACATACAACGATTCTGAATAGTCAAAATGATTCAATTGTAGCTGTTACAACGAAAGCCAATACGATTGAATCAAATTTAGCAGGAACTACTCAGACTGTATCGGAAGTGAAATCAAATTTAACCGGAACACAGGAAAGAGTCACGAAAGTCGAAACAAGTCTGACAGGTTTAACTACAAGGGTGTCTAGTACAGAAACAAATCTTGCTAATTTAGAGATTGGTGGTAGGAATTTGTTATTAAATTCTGATAAAGAATATATTATGGGATTTGGAATCCCTAATACAACATGGACTGACGGTTATGCGTATATCGGATTACCAACAACACGAATGTATGATGAAATACTGCCACAAAACAACGCTATTGTATTACGTCCTGAAGCTGGTAAAACATATACACAAACTATATGGATTGAAACAGATGCCAATATTATTGATCTTAATGCTGCCGAAGTTTCATGGTTTACAAATAAATATGGACATGTTCCTGTGGCAGCAAAAATTATTAAATTAGCGAATAATTCATATAAATTGACATCAACATACACAGTAACCAAAGAAGATTCTAATATACGTTTATTTGATATTTTTCGTTTGTTTTCAGCACTAGATATTTCAAATAGTGGTACTTATCTGAAATTTGGCAAACTGAAGGTCGAACAAGGCAATGTTTCTACCGACTGGACTCCTGCACAAGAAGATGTAGATCAGCAAATTACAGCAGCAGAAACAATAGCTAGTCAAACTGCTGATAAATTCAATTGGTTGGTTAAATCTGGTACAAATTCAACTGATTTCGAGTTAACTGATCGGACCGCTACATTAGTAGCATCTGCTATTAATATGAATGGGTTGGTTACTTTTAGTGGTTTAAATACAGATTTACAGAATACTATAGATAATAAAACGAATGTTTCGTATTTAAATTTTAGTAGCGGTGGAAACACACAAGGATTTTTTAAAATAGCAACACTACAAGTAAAACAGAATTATGCCAATCAAAATATTATTTTTGGCGTTAACCATAGGGAACATGGTTACACTGAATGTAGAATCAGATTTAGTAACGCAGGAAACACAGACCCTGGAATGGGGAGTTTTAAACAAACAGGAACTCCTGCAAGAGCATGGCGAATCATTAAAACCGCAACCAGTACATGGGATTTATATTTGGTTAAAACAGATGTTTGGGATGGTGGTCGTGTTACTAAATTTGATAATCCATACGGAGAAAATATGTTAATAACTTGGTCTGGAGCAAGTGCAGATCTACCAG